GCTGGCAGACGGCCAACTCCAGGCGCACGAAGTCAAGGGCCATTGGGAAGACGATGCGCGAGTGAAGGTCAAGGTCGCGGCCGCGCTCTACCCGATCCAGTTCATCGCCGTGAAGAAGCGCGCCAAGAAAGACGGTGGCGGCTGGGCGCTGGAGGAGTTTTGATGAAGATCACATTTGACCCAGACCGCCCACAGACCGCAGCAGACCGCACCGCCCTGGATTTGATCGGCGAGGGGTTTCGGCGGCTTCGTGCTCAACAAGTTTCAAACGCTGGCACCGGGGCACCGGGCGTTGCGGTTTCGACTCCCGCAACGCATGCCAGCGACCCTACAGACGAGTCGATGCAAGAGTCGAGATGAACTACTACAAACGCCACATCGGCGACTACCTGAAAGACACGGCGCACCTGTCGCTGTTGGAGCACGGTGTGTATGCGCGGCTGCTGGATGTGTACTACACCCGCGAGACTGCAATACCTGACGATCAGGCGGCACGGTTGATAGGTGCTCGCAGCAAGGAGGAACTGTCGGCATTGCGGGCCGTTCTCGGAGAGTTCTTCGCATTGGAAGACGGCGCGTGGACACAGCAGCGATGCGAGCGCGAAATCGGGTTGAAAGAGGAGAAATCGGAAACCAATCGGGTTAACGGTAAGCGTGGTGGCAGACCGAAAAAAGAAACCCAGTCGGTTTCTGAAAAAAACCCAAACGGTTTTGAAATTGAAACCCAAACCGAACCCACAGAAAACCCTAGCCATAAGCCACTAGCCAATAGCCAAGAAGTATTAGCACCTACGGTGCTTGTCAGCGCGGACGCGCCGACATCAAGTGCGGATCGTCTTGCCTGCCCATACGCAAAACTTGGCGAGGCATGGAACAGCACATGCACGTCCCTGCCAGCGGTGCGAGCGGTGTCCGAATGGCACGCCGACCGAAAAACCGCTTGCCGCCTGCGGTGGCAGGAAAAGCTGGCGCTGGGCAAGTACCAGTCAGAGGAGCAGGGCGTCGAGTATTGGCGACGGCTGTTTGCGTTCATCGAAGCCAGCGATTTTCTTGCCGGTCGCTCGAAGGATTGGACCGCCAACTTTGACTGGGTGCTGAAGCCGAAGAACCTGACCAAGATCATCGAAGGCCAGTACGTCAACAAGGCCGAGGCGGTGCCAGCATGAGCCCCGAAACCCTACGCGTACCGCCGCACTCGATCGAAGCGGAACAGTCGGTCATCGGCGCGCTGCTGCTGGACAACCGGGTTTTCGACAAACTCGGCGAGCTGCGGGCGGACGAGTTCTACAACGCCGGGCATCAGTACATTTTCGAGGCCATGCACGCTGCCTGGGTGGCCGGCCAGACGTTCGACGCCGTCACGGTCAGCGAGGCATTGAAGGCCACCGGCAAGCTGGAATTCGTCGGTGGTCTGGCGTACATCGGTGCGCTGCAAAATGCGGTTCCAAGCTCGGCCAATGCTGCCCGGTATGCGCTGATCGTCCGCGAGCGTGCGAAGCTGCGTGGACTGGCTGCCGTTGGCGCGGAAGTGTCGGAACTTGGATTCAAGACCGACATCGGCGCTGACGAAGCAATCGCCGAAGCGCAGGCGCGCATCGCGGAACTGGCGGAGCGCGGCACGACGACCGGATTCCTGCCGTTTGCTGACGCTCTGGCTACGGCCGCTGACCGGTCAACTGACCCGACACGCCGCGCCCTTCAGGGCTTGATGCCGAACGCAGACCTTGAGCGCATCATGGGCGGCTGCGAGCCAGGCAGTCTGATCATCGTCGCCGCGCGCCCGAGCGTTGGCAAGTCGGTATTCGGGCAGCAAGCGACGACAGTAGCCGGCCGCCGTGGGTACGCCAGCGCATTTTTCAGCGGAGAAATGCCTGCGGAACAGCTCGCGATGCGGGCGCTGGCAGCGTACTCGAATGTCCCGCTTGCCGAGATTCGCGAAGGCAAGGCGAGCACGAAGTCCGGCCTGATCAGCGACGCCATGTGCAAACTGGCCGCGCTGCCGATCAAGGTGGACGACACCGGAGGACTGCACATCAACCAGGTCATCGCGCGTGCGCGTGCCCTGCATCGTCGCCACAAGCTGGGCCTGATCGTCGTCGATTACCTGACGCTGATCCGCGGCGACGGCGACAAGACGACAGACCGAGTTGGTGATGTCGCGCAGCGGTTGAAGGTGCTGGCAAAGGAGTTGGATTGTGCGGTCATCGCGCTGTCGCAGATGTCGCGCGAGTGCGAGAAGCGATTCGATAAGCGCGGTCAGCTTTCCGACCTGCGCGACAGCGGCGAGATCGAGCAAGCGGCTGATGTCGTCATCTTCCTCTACCGCGAAGAACTCTACGAGCCGGATACGCCGAACAAGGGAGTGATCGAGATGATCGTGCGCAAGAACCGGCACGGCGGGCTTGGCACGGCGTACGGCTTGGCCGCCTTCGACGTTTCCCGCATCGACGATCAGCCGCGCGGATTCAAACCGTTTGCCCCGCCGCCACCAGCGAGTACGGCGCGGGCACGCTTTCAGGAAGGGAACAACTTCTGATGGACAAGCAATGCAAGCACTGCCAGCACAGCGAGTTTGACTCGCGATGTGTTGCTACGAAGCTTTGGTGCGCGAAGCATGGCGCAGCGGCTGAAAAGCCATGCGAGAACTTCTCCCGTGAGCCGGGAACAGAGGGTGACGAATGACGCAGCTCACCCTACAGCGCCAGTCGTTCGGCTTTGTCCCGGCAGACGACGAAACGCGAAAAGCGTTCGCCAAAGTGCCTATCGGCTCACTGGTGACGCGCGAATGGCGGAAGGTGCGGAACAGCAAGCACCACCGTATGCGCTTCGCCTGGGTGCCTGAAATCTTCGCCGCAATCGAGCATCTCGGCCTGTTCGGAAACGCCGAACTGCTGCGAGCGCACCTGACGTTACAGACCGAGTTCGTGCACGTCATCGTCAACCCGGCGACCGGCGAAGTCTCGCGCATTCCCCGGTCATGGGCGTACTCGTCGCTGGACGAGAACGAGTTTGCCGAAATGGCGAAGCAGATTCGCGACTACCTGCTCGGCGATTTCCTCGAACTGTGCATCGAGCGCGGCAAATGGGACGAAAACACGGTGCTGCATTTTCAGATGGTGGCGGCTCAATGACCAAGGACGAACACCAATACCAAGCCCGTCTGCGTGACTACGGCTGCGCGATCTGCGCGCGAATTGGAATGCCAGGAACTCCGGCCAGCATTCACCATGTCCGCAAGCACGGCGGGCGCCGCGATCTGCATGAGATGAACGTGATCCCGCTGTGCCCGCATCACCACACCGAACTGCACGCGAACCGCCGCAACTACGGCGATCTGTACGGAATCGAGGAACAGGCGCTAGCCGATGAAATGCGAACCCGATTTATGCCAGTGCTGCGCGAATCGACGGAGTCACGTCTACATGGACGGCTGTCAGCGATGCCGGGCTCGCTGGATTGCCAGACTGCCGGGGGCGCTGCGTGAGCGGGAATTGCAAAGGCTGCCAGAGCTGCGCGACGCAGCACGCGCCGAGTACGGAGCAGACATGCGGGAACTGCGCGGAGTCAACGCCGTTGAACAGGACGTGGATTCGGTGTGAGGCGCGTAGCGTTGAACACAACGGGGTCTACCACTACGAAGAAACGCACCCGGCCTGGGTGCCTGGTTGTGCGTCATGGAAGGAAGCGAAATGAAATCATCACCGATCTGCCCAGCCGTCGTGACGTACTGCGCGGCCAACGAAATTCCGCAGCAGCCGTGCCCGTGTCTGCTGACCGCCAAGCCGGTGCCGGTCGGTGGTGTTGTGTGGCTTGCTGCCACGGCGGTATTCGTTGTGCTGGTGGCGGCGATAATCAAGACGAGGACGAAATGACTGAACAGCAAGCGCACATTGACATTGGCCTGTGGCGTCATTACACGCTGCGCGGAGCCCCAGATGAGCCCGACTACGGCGATCCGTCTCCGTGTGGCATCAAATCAGCCGGGCTGGAGTCTCAATATCGCAGTCCGCAGATATGGGATGACCCCGAGCCCAAAGCGTCGCCTGATGACATCCGAGCGGCGTACCATCGTGTAGACGCCGTGTACAACAGCATGTCGCAACCTGATCGCCGTCACGTTATCGGGTGGTATTTCGGGGATCGGAACAGCAGCCAGAAGGAAGCGCAGCAGCGGTTTTTCTCGGGAGTGGTGCGACTGTGAAAGGGGCCAAAGACATCATTGACCTGCTTTCGCAGTACCCGCATAAAGCGTTTCGTCGGGTAACGCTGATGGATTTTGCGGGCGTGAGCGATACCCAGGTTGAACGGATTACAGCGATGCTCGTGGAGACTGGGTTTGCCGTAGAGGTAAAGGGAGCTCGATCATGGCCTCGATACCAGCGCGCACCAATTGTGGCGAAACAGCAAACACGGATTGATGAAAATGTGGCGAATTCGGTTTGAAAGGTAGACAATTTCTGCGGGGAAGTGCGCTCTGCGTTGTCCTTCAGGTCTCCCCCGTATCCCTAGGCCAGACGCACACCC